ACCTGTTGATACCCAGATAAATCTAACGGTGCAGGAAGTCCAAACTTACCAATTATGCCAGCAGCATTATGGGAACTATTACAAATCACTCTGACCGATTTTATGAATTGCTTATAGTAAGAGGAATCCACATTTGCAGACGTTACATTAGTTCCAGCTGTCCAGTTGGACTCACAATTACAAATAGTTTCTGTTACAGGAGTGGTAAGAACAACACATCTGGAACTGACGTTTTGGAAAGTTCCACCACTACCGACACCATTTCCTACAGATCCTTCCAATTCAAAAGTGTTTTCTGTGGCATTGGCCACAACCCAAATACCATTAGCATTTGTGTTTGTGGAATGATTTATTATTTTAATTACCATACCATCAGCTAGCCCATGACCATTCTTTGTCACAACAATAGGAGTGGTATTGGTAGAAGACGTTATGGCTACTGTGGCAGGCATAGAATTTCCACGAGTACCGGCAGGAGGTCCTGCCCATCTAGCCGACTGTCCTAGAGAAGTAGGAGCCGGAGATTTGGCTATTCTGATTTCATCCCCAGGAGCTATTCTGGCTGCTGTGGCTCCAGTGGTAAGAGTTTTCCAAGCATCTGCCCAAGACTGACCGCCGAAGGGAACTACATTACCAGTTACGTCAGCTCCAGTAAATGAAGCCCAAGAAGCTCCATCTAATGTGAATGTATCATCATTTAACCTAGTGATTTTCCATGCTGAATTGGCATAAGCCTGAGTACACCCTGATATGGTAATGACTGCTCCGGTGATTAGTCCATGTCCGACGTAAGTGCCAAGAACAACATCTTCGGACGGATTTGAAAAGACTACATCGGAAAGAGTAGTCCGAGCAGCATCACTTCCATTCACATAATCCAAATAAAATACTGCATTGGTGTAAGCCATGACTTATACCTCCAATATCTTTAAGCATTTCCCTCTGTAATTGCGGCAGATATACAATGAATCAATCCACCTACTTCAATATTTACATCATCGATTCGCACATCCCCTCCACCCAAGTAATCCGTAGCAGACAAATCCGCTACAAAATTATCATCGGCATCTGTTATGCGAGCCCACGTAGCTTCTCCGGATGCTATTGCATTGGCATCTGGGATGGCACTGAAAGTAAGAACCCCACCACTAACAGTACCGCAAGGGAAGGGGAGAGTAAACTTAACCAAAGCTACATCGTATTCATCCAAAGCTGCCCCTGTAGCAGGTCTGGTTCCTGCATAGATAGTCAGGGAACCAGCTTCGTACTCGTCCCCTTCCGCATCAATAGCATCAATTATCTTCTGTAGTCTGCTATTTCTAACATCTACGTCCAGTCCGATGGTCATTTTACATACTCCTTTCTATAATGGAAGTAACTTTTTCTCCGACAATTCCTGGCTTCCAACCCACTGTAGAAAACCCTCCGTACTCTTTTCCGGCAATAGAATTTATTGCAAGTATTTTATCTCGGATAACAAAACCAGTAACTTTCTCTGTGCCAGGAACTTTCCCCAAAAACCACAATCCCTTTATTTCAGTCTTCCCACTTACAATCCCTCTTACAGCTTCCACAAAGAAGTTATACTCTTTCATGCCTGCAAGAATCAAGCGAAACTTTACATTCTTGCCATCTTCGATTCCTACAAAAGGGAATTCGATTCTCTGTATTGCAGAAGGTCTGCAATCAGCCCATCCAGGACTTCCCGATCGAACATCATTTGTGGTGTGCGTCAAACCACCTTCAAGCACCAGCCTGATTTTCCACATAGCATCCTCCTTAAGAATAAGTATAGTGAACACATAGCACAAGAGAAGTATTGTACCAATCAGAAGTAGACCAAGACTCCATCCAATCGGACAATACATGTCTCATATTCCAATACAGATATTTGGTTCCAGCTAAAGCCGCAGTATCCAACTCTATTCTGGAATACAAACCCGCTAGAGGTGTTCCTGACCAAGATGCACTTCCCGGAAGTGCATTGGTTGTGCATATTGCTCGGAAAGAACTGTTTGCCGCAACGCCGTCCCCAAGAGGTTTGCTCTCCCAAGAAGAGTGGGTGTTATCATCATACGCCTCAAGGAAAGGAACTGTTGCGGTAGCCCCACCGAACCAAGCACAACACACATATCTGTAATTTCCGCCACCACTAGATCCAGAATTTCCAGCAAGGGGTACTTGTTCGTATGTTCCTTCACTGACATCCATTACGAACAACTTGGATCCTTCTATGCTACCCGACACAGGAATAACAGTAGGATAGCTAGGACCGGATAGAAGGTCCCCACCCATTTGCTGAGAATCCCTCCATACCAAATAATCCCCTGATGCTAACAACAAGTAATTGGAATCTCCGGCAGGGTTAGTACAAGGGACATCTGATAACCCCATGTTGAATAAAAAGTTTACTGCTGGTCTAGACATGTCTTCCTCCTAAAAATAGTTATGCAACACCACATTTAATTGAGCAGATTCCACCCTAGTACTTCCGCTTACACCCTGTGTGGTTACATTCGCACTCACTTCTATGGTTATTGTTTGCCCAAAAGCAGCCCAAGCTATTTCAAGAGCTGCACGACCACTTACTTGTTTAGGTTGGATATACCCATTTCCCTGCACAACTTTTACAGAATGTCCTGAGCATATATCCAACGAGTTAGACGATCTTAAATTCCAATACCCATATGTGGCCAAAGCATTTGAAACATCTTTTTTAAATTGAGTAGGACCTTGCACCGAATAAGTGGTTGCTAGTGTTGTAGTAGTTTTGGCTTGTAAATCTGCTTCAAGATACTTGTTTTCCCCAGCAGTGGTCAAACGGAAAGTTTCCCATTCAAAAGTGTCATAACCAGACATTACTGCTTTTACAGCATACATAGTAGCCGATCCTGGGTATACTTTCCAAGAAATCGGAGAATTTCCTTTGAGTTGGAAATTGCAGTAAATCTTGGCTCCAGAAGGGCTGGTCTCTACTTCAATAGTACACATAGGATCTTTCGTAGTGGTTGTACTGGTAGTTTTCGTGGTCACAGGAACTGTTTTAGTAGTGGTCGTTGTTCTTGTTGTTTCCTGCTTGGTTGTGGTCGTTGAAGTTGTATCCGTAGTTCTGGTAGTGGTAGTGGTAGTTTCCCTATCTTTTACTTCTATCTCAACTATTTCAGATAACCCTTTTTCCGTGTTAACCGCAGCAGAAACGGTAACCTGAGCTTTACCAGCTTTTACCCCAGTTATCTCGTTTTCCACCGATCCACTCTTATAATATGTAACCACTAACTCTGTTCCTGTGGTAAGCCGTAGATTTAAATCAACAGTCCTTCCTAAATCAGCAGTTCCTGTTAAATATAAATTATTCCCTGTGGCATTACCATCAGAATCCGCTACCCAAACACCAACAACAGAAACAGGTTTTACTGCCAAAACACATTGGGAAACACCGGAAATATCATTAATAACTTCTGTTTTTTCCTTTTCCACAAGGACCGTACCTGTCTCTCTAGAGGACCAAGTTAATCTACCACACCCCGTAGATTCTGACATGTTTATTGTGCCGGTAACAGGTTCCCCACTATTCTCCAGTCTAGCTACTATCTTAGCAGTTTCCCCAACATATATGAATGATTGTCTAGTTTTTTCAGCCACCTCTATCTCCTTTATGAAACACCAGTAGCAGTAGCCTGATAAAAAGTAATGGTCTTTGTATCCTTAACAACCCCATCATACGTTAATTGTAGAACGCAATAAGTTATTCCGGAAGACTTCAAAGGAGGAGACAATATGACCACATTATATCCTGAAAAAGTCTGCACATTTGTACCAAGCCAACCACTACTTCCTAAAGTACCACCTCCTGCTATTATATCCCATTTGAACTTAGAACCTGGAACTTGATTAGTAGGATCACACCCCCAAACAGGAGTAGCCCAAGTATATGGCTGGGAACTGCCGGGGTTTCCTCCTACACCTAAATGAATGTAAATATCATCCTCATAATCCCCGTCGTCTTCGTCTCCATCGTCTGTACTACCATCACTATAAGGATAAACTACATCTACATCCAAAGAAGTGGTGCATTTACAAGAATTGTCTATATATATTTCCTTAGAAGCCTCTTTCCCCGACACAGCAGCAATCACCACCAGGGTTCCTAAAACATCTTCTACATCGTCTGGCTCACTTTCAACATCAAGTTTATACATAAGGATATTCTTTGCCATTCCAGAAGCATAATAAGAAACAAATACTGTTTGGTCACAATAGTCAAACCCTTGCCCAGTTATAAAAATATCTTTACCATCTACTACATACCCTCCTAGAGGAGCGAAGTTATAAGATTTATCAATATCAGAATAAGCCCAAACCCCCACTACAGATGATACATTAAATTTAACAGAAAGACTATTAAAACCTGTAGCCTTAACAAGTTCCTTAGAAATCAACATCTTACTGGTGTTCTGTTTGGAATTCTTATAAAACACAGTAGGTGCAGAAGTGATATTATTAGTATTATATTTGTACCACATACTCTTAGGACTCAATGGATCAAAATACCAATCAACCACCACATCATTTACAGGGGCACCATTTCCATCACATACCTGAGCGTAAACATCCATTGAGAACACAGATCCAGAACCCATACACTCTCCATCAGTAAACAGCTCTATGCTGTACTGGGCGGCTGTTTCGGACGGAATGATCTTGATTCTATTTCCGAAATCAGGCCATTCGGGCTCTTCATTGAAAGTTTGCACAACCAAATCCGTGATGTTGTGATCTGCTATAGTAGGAGTTCGATCTATTCTCCGTATGCAAATATCTCCATGCCTGTCGCAAGTTACAAAACCCTCAGCTCCTACAGCAAGCTCAACAATCTTCTGTAAAACTTCGATTGGGTATTGATCATCCGCTTCAAAATTGTCAGCATACACACTGAAATCTTGAAGATCACATTTGGTGTAATCCCAAGTAAGACCAACAGATTCCAGAATTTCCTCACATATTTCAAAAAAGGAAGTATCCACAGACCACAACTTTGTTATCTTCTGAGCAAACGGTTCTCCTAAGACGGCTGTGGACTGTCTGCCCCATATTCCTGTAGTGGTAGTATCTGTACCTATTCTATAAGTAGGACGTTCAATGAAGAATTTTCCTTGACTTATCCAAGCAGGATCATATTCATCCGTATATTCGTCCAGTTCGGTTATTCTGGTGAACACTTCTATGGCAGCAGTTTCCGGAATCTCCGAGAATATCAAATCATTGTACATATCCTCATCGATGAGTTCAAAAGACAGTTCCCTACAATACATGTCCAGCCCACACTCTATGGTAAAGTTGGACACTTTATCGGTAATGTCTGTAGTACCATTCAATACAAATTTGTATCCGTAAGTTCCTGCTATGCTAGACATTCTCAATATCCTTTACCACAAGATTTATCTCATAGTCAAATCTAGCCACATTCCAATATGAAGAAACTAAGTGTCTTCGATATATGAACCCGTCAGGTCTTGAGAATTGCACTTTCCAACACTCATATCCGTCGGTAAAGTAGTACTCACCAGACGATACTCTATAAAGCAGATCAAGAGCGTCAACTGTAGTTTGGGAGAAGGCAGCCGAATCGCTGATAGCAATTCTCTGATCCTTTATCTGATAACCAAAGTCCTGTACGACTACCCCGCCGATAGTGGGAATGACCGATCCTCTTACTGTGCTTCCAGCATAGGGATCATAATTGCCATCTGGCATAGGGTCACGATCAAACACAACCAAAGAAGCAGGTCCTGGTGTCATCCCTGCTGGGTTGAGAGAAGGTCCCAGCTCCGTAGAGAATATAGCAAATTTAGCCATGACTTAACCTCATTCTACCCAACTCTTTCTCGAATTGTCTGATGGTTCCTCTCATGGATGAAGGACTCCCAACAACCTGTAGAGGCAATTTTGCAGATCCGGCTTGTAAATTGATTGTGAATGTTTCATCTATTTTACTTCGTACAACATTGGACCCTGCTATGGCAGGAATCATTCCACCTTTTGCAAACTTGGGAACGTGGAAACTCTTCATACTGTTTATCATATTAAAGAAACCGGTTCCCAATGCAGACACAACCGACTTCTTAATAACAAACTCACCTGGAGTTAAAGCCCCTAAGACAGAATCAGTATTTCCTACACCAGGAATGACACCACCTTCGGCATAACCACTAGTATCCGAGCTGGAACTTTCACTCTCGGAGCTTCCTTCCGTAACATATTTTGTAGTAATGGTATGGACTGTTTTCAAACTATTTATCTTACTGGATAAAGCCTGCATCTTGCTTTCAACACTTGCTATCATGGTAGAAAGGCCAGAAGTAGTACCGCTATCTTCACCTTTGAATATTATTGTGAATATAGGTTTTAAGGAATCTGCCATGTAAGTTACTAAATCATTTAAATATCCTTTTACTGTCTTGATGGTATTTTCCAAAGTATCTTCTGGAGAAGCCGATCCTTTGAAGGGTATAACTACATTATATTCTCCGTCTGTTTGAGCCTTCTTGATGTATGTCTTCAAATTATTAAGTTCGGTGTACGTTGTTTCGGTATTCAATTTGACTTCGATGGCTTTGTTAAACAATTCGACAACCTCTGCATACTTGGTCATCAAAGTGTTTATTGTATCGGCCACAGCCTGCATATTCTTTTTTGCAGCTTCGGCTATTGCATTCAGATCGGCAACCAAAGCATCTTTCTTCTGTTTGGAAGCCGCTATAACCTCATTTTTATCATCTTCTGCCACACCCTTCATTGCCGTGCGAAGAGAGCCATAAGCAGTTTCAACCTGAGCTAATCCAGCTAGTCTCTTATTTTTGGCGTCTTCGGCACTTATAATAATTGTACCATCGGCAGCCTTTGTCTCCGAAGCAATGTTCCCAGCTAGTCCCTTAGCTGAATTGAAGTAATCCTGTGCGGCCTTAATCTTTGCTTTCTTTGCTTCGGAATCAGATTCTTTTTCTGCTTCGGCAAGAAGGGTATACCCTTTAGCCAAAGTCTCATTAAGTTCTTGTTCTCGGTCAGCCAACTTCTCACGTTCTGTCATGGTTAGTTGCCGAGCATCCCGTTTCAACCTTTCTATATCTTCAACATTCTTGGAATAGGTAAGTTCCGCATCGGCTATGGCTTTGTGATAGGCTTTGGTAGCATCCTCTATATTCTTTAAATGAGCCTTTTCGGCTGCTTCTATATCAGCCAAAGCCTTCTCATAAGTGCTTTTATATTTGTTATATTCGGTTATCTTTTCTCCGATATGAGTTTTATAAGTGGCTAACTGCTCACTGTAGATGGTAGCCAGCTTGCTGGCATTTTCTACTTCCAAAGCAACTATTCTACCTCTAAACGCTTCTTCGGTAGCATATAAAGCCTGGCTATCTGTAACTTGTTTTACTTTAGCATCATACGTTTTCTGCAAGGCCTCTAGTTCTGCCGTAGTATTTGCATCTATAGCCGTTTTATTTTCCTCATAATAAGCAGATTCAATAGATTCTTTTTGGGAGAGATATTCCGCAGTAGCCAACCCCATATTACCAAGATTGACAATCTCTTGCTTTTGAGCAAGATCCAACATTGTTAGCTTTTGCTCCAAAGCGGCTTTTCTTTTTGTATGCTCATCCTCATACAACTTGTCTTCCAACTTCAAAACTTGTTCGGTATGCTTGGTTTGATTTGCTATCAACTTATTAAACGATTCCAACTGAATTTTTTCCAATTGAGCATGGTACTGGGTATTATTGAGTTCCCCTTTCTTGTATTGCTTATTCACAGCATCCATCTGCTTGCCGGCATTTTCGGCTGCCATTGTCACGGCAGCTTTTCCTGCATCGTTCTGCTTGTCATAATAATCTAGCCAAACATTCCCCATTCTACCAACAGCAGTGATTTGTTTTTGTTCCAGCTCGGAAGCTCCAGCTTTCATCGAAGCTATGTGAGCCTCTTGCTCTGCTACCAGCTTTTTTACTTTAGCCTTAACCTGCTCATTCGGAATTGAGTTTATCAGACTGTCCCTAATATCCTTGCTAGAAGACATAATTACGGATTTCAGTTCTGGAATCAGCTCTATTTGGTAAGCCACTGTTTCGTTCAATTTCTTTGCGGCTTCATTGACCATTCCGGCAGAAGTGAAGCTACTCCAAACAACAGAAATATTTGCCCAGCTTTTAGCGGCTTCTTTGGTGGCGTTGCTATTCCCAAGCATACTAGCACCCAGATTGATAACCAAATCATCAACACTTCCGATGGCTACCCCTAGCTGGGTGATCCAACTCCTACCTTGCATCACAATTTCATTGTAAGCCTCTATCTTGCCAGCAGACTTAACAAATTCGTCACCTAGATTGGCAACTGCCGCTCTGGCAGAATCATCTGCCATCTGCTTATATCTAAGAGATACTTGATCCAGAACCTTAGCTTGCTCTTCAAGATTAGTTCTGTTTTTAACTATCTCCGCAGTAACTTCCGGAAACAATGTTGAAATTTCTTTCATTGCCGAAGCATACGAATCGGTAGCAGTAGCACCCTCACCAAAGTTTGCATTAATGTCTCTCAAAACACCGGCTAATCTGGAAGCCGAAGTGGAATTCTTTTCGTAAGTCACGACATTCTCTTGCAAAATCTTGGACTGTTCCGCAGACTTGGTCGTAAACGAGTATACGGCAGCAGCCGCAAATCCCAAACCTGCTATAAGCAACGTGAAAGGATTTGAAAGTAGAAGAGTGGTTAAAGCAGTCCACGCCTTTGAAAAAACTCTTGTGGCCAAAGTGGCCCCAGCCAATCTGGCATCATAGACTGCAATACTACTATTTATACCTCCTATTACTATAGCAGTCTTAGGAGCTATACCTAAAAGACTGGTCAAGGAAGCTATTAGCAGATTCCAAGAACCTACAGTTTTCTGAGCCACCACGGCAGCTTCTGCGGCAACACCTGACATAGTGGCAAACTTTATGCTCAATGATCCGAACAAACCTATTGCTGTTTTTATGGCAGTAGTAAAGATGGCCCAAGTGGCTAAAAATTGAACCAACGAGTTGCTTGCCAAAGCGTCAAGAATATCTATCACTTCTTCAAGAACGGATAGAAGTGCTTTGAAAGCATTCGTAGGACCACCTTCGCTTAATCGTATCAACAAATTCTGGAACTGGTTTCCGAGTTTAGCCAACTGAACGGTCATACCCTCGGACTGTGTGCTTGCCATAACAGCCGAGGCACCATACTCTTTGGTGTACTGAATCATCATCTCCACATGAGCATTCATCTGGGATATGACAAGGGCCGCGTTTCCTGCTCTTACATTAAAGAATTGTACAGCATTGGACAAATCCCCGCCAACCAAAGTGTTGAGATTTTTGAGAACAGGGATCAGACCACCCATCTTTCTAATACTTAAATCTTCAACGGACATGCCGGATTCATCTAAGGCTTTTCTCAATTTAGCACTGGGATTCTCCAATCCGATAAGAACCTGTCTCATGCTTGTACCGACTGTGGACATTCGCATACCCACGTTGGACAAAGCCATCACTGCTCCTAATGTCTCATTAAGACTTGCCCCTGCGGCGTAGGCGGCAGGGCCTAAATAGTTAAAGACTACTCGCATTCCTTCAAGGTCAGTCTTAGATTTGTTGGCAGCTACAGCCAATGTATCCATAACTGAAGAGGCTTCGGAAGCATCAATGTGGAAAGCTCTCAAGACAGTGGTAAGCAAGTCTGCGGCAGTGGTAAGAGGCTCTAAAGTTCCTTGGGCACCCTTAGCCGCGGCAGCAACGACTTCCAAAGATTCACTTGCAGTAAAACCAGCTTGAGCAATATAAATAGCCCCTTGAGTAAGTTCCGAGGCAGCATATTTCGTATTATCGGATATTTCCAGAATGGATTTTCCAAGTACAGATATTTCAGCATCGGTAGATCCTGAAATGGCCTGCAAACTCTTCAATGCCTGATCATAATCTTTCACTGCTTCAATGGCGGAGGATACAGCTTGAGTAAATCCCCCGATAACCAAAGCAGCTGGGATCCAGGCAGCTAAACTTCCTACAGCCTGACCCAATCTGGAGAAGTAGTCGGTAGCTGCCCTTGCAGCAGCCCCACCACCTTGCAATTTACTGGTCAGGTTAGCAAAGAAACCTGTGGTAGTTTGCACTTGCTTGCTGGCAGTTCCCATTGCCGAATTGTATTTTTTTACTTCGGCAGTAGCTTGTGATAAGGTGATTTGCTTGTTCTTTAACTTGTTGGTCAAGTCTGAAATGAAAGCGGCTGTTTTGGGAGTTTGAACCCCCAACTTATCCACTGCTGAATTATAACTATTTGTTTCCCTCAGTCCTTTATTGAATGTGGAATTGAGTTCCTTTAACTTATCATTCGTTGTGGCAAAGTCCGTTTTTAAAGGACCCATTTTGGATATGAGATTTCTAGCCGATTCCCCAAGCTGTCCGGTATCTGCCACAAGAGCAGAATATCTGGAAGATAACAATTTGGCATTATCTGCCATGCCTTGTTGCGTGGCTGCTAAAGTTTTTCCTGCTGTGACAGCTTGATTGACACTTAACCCACCATTTTTTACAGCAGTGGCTAACTTGTCTTGGGCAGCGGCACTAAGCCCCACAACTTTGCTTAGTTCCTTATGCACTGTATTTAGATTATCGATCCCTGTTCTGGCATTTTCGGCCCTCTCCGTTGCTTTGGTCAATGCAGTACGGTAAGAATCCCAAGTAGTAATACCCTTTCCTAATTGGGATCGTAGATTCTCAATGGTGCCCGAACCAAGTTTGGTAAATCCTTTTTCTACACTTTCTATTTTCTGGGAAGTTTGCGTAAAACTCTTTCCCATTTCTAAAACTGCACCATTAGCAGAAGCCAATTGACCTTTAACAAAGGATGTAGCTACTGAGGCTTTATCTACACCGGCTGCCCAATTAGCCCCGCTTTTGCCAGCAGCTTCGTAATAAGTGGATGCACTCTTTATAGCTTCATTGGCTGCGGTAGTAAATTTGGTTACATTGGATTGTTCTTTTACATAATTGGCTAACTCAGCTTTGGCAGCTCCTACCGTCTTAACATAACTTCCAAGACGGTTACCCATATCTGTGGAAGCCCAAGCCGCTTCCCCATATGACGTTTTCAGAGAACTTATCGTTCTTTGGAAATCTGCAAACGGAGCTTTTGTATTAACAATGACATTGCCAGATTTGTATAATTCCCCGTTCAAAGTGGCATGGGCCAACTTTAATCTATCCACACCAGATGCCCAATTATCATAATCTTTGGGCAAGGCATTTACACCAAGTTGAGCCCTTATAGCTTTAAAACCTTGCTCGGCACGACCAAGCCATACTTCATTATTCTGTAAAGTCTTGGAAAGATCATTGAATTTTAAAACATTGTTTTTGGATTCTAACGCAGCCGCAGCCAAAGCCTTTTTATATTCTACACTGGACCCTGCCGCCTTTTGCATTTTAGAAGCAAGGGATTCATAGATAGGCAGAGACATATTGGATGCTGTTACTTGTGATCTAGTGGCAGCGTCTAGTCCCTTTAATTCTGTACTGACATCTTTACTCGTTTTGCCCCATCTTTGTAAAGATTCGCTTGTCTTACTGGTGGTAGCAGCCAGTCTTTCCGAAGAACTTACAGCAGCCTCGGAGCTAGCTGCCATTTCTTTCCCAGCAGTTTTAGAAGCCTCCGCAGCTTTCTTAGTAGCCTCCGCTACTTTCTCCTGTGATTTGGCTAAAGTAGTAGCAGACTTTTCTCCTTTAGAACTAAGGCTTTCTAACTCCTTAGCCAAGTCTTTCAATTTTGTTTTCACAGCTTCTAACTGGGAAGCAAAATCCCCCATAGAAGCGGTGAACATTACACCTAAACCTAAATCTTTATCAGAATCAGCCATTGCCTTTCACCCCAGCCCAAGCGAAGAATTTGGATCTCATTTTATCGGATAACTTCTTCTTATCCTCTTCTGACATCTTCTCGTATTCGGCAGGGTCTCCAAATATCAGATTGTCTTTCTTTGTAGATGATGGCATTTCCTTATCTTCCAATTCTTTAGGATCCGCCCCATGCAATATAGCCGAGAATTTCATATCTCGGACTTTCCTATCCATCGCATGTTCATACAACGTCATCAACTGAAGAAATGTCAATCCGCCATTTTTGTAGCTTTTTCTGTAGACATCTTCGAGTCGGTATTGGGTATAGCATTGGAGGAACTCGGAGACGGCCTCCCCGAATCGAACACTTTCCTGCTCTTCTCGTAGAGGCCTTTCCCTTTTTTTAATGCTGGCTCGTAGTCTACAGTCCAAATGGAATCGACAATGTCCATCAGTTGACTATTTGTTAATTCCGAAATAACTTCTTTGGCTTCGTCTTCGGGAATGTCGGCTACCAATTCTAAAATCTTTCCCAGATTGGTTTCCAAGGATTCCATTACGGCAACCATAAACACAAAGTCACTCAGCTTGCCAGAAGACCCTCCTTCCACCAACTTCTGAATAACTTCCGTAATGATATTGGTTACTTTGAATTGGTCCCCGATAGATAGAGGATACAAAGTGATTTTCTTGAGGACTTTCTTTCCGTATGTCATTTCCCGAACATCGGGATTGAGGGCTTTTTCGTCTTCCATTTTTATTTCTCCTTTGAGAGAATCTTCCCCGGGGACTTTACCCCGGGGAAGTTGAGTTTCAATTTGGTTACTTGTTTACACCATATCCCCTCCCGTGAGGAAGAGAATGGTACCCAGCGGCATGGCATCCCAAGCAGAATGTCCACCACTTACCCCAGAGTCGGCACGTTTTGCTTCGATTACGATGGGAACGACCGCAGCATCATCCGCCTTGAGATCAATTTCCATTGAACTCGTAACATTTGCCCTGGGGAAGATGATTACCATCTGACTCTGGTTGTCGGGGAACGTATAGACAGCTTCCATCCGAATGTAGTCAGGAGCAACCAACCCTCCAAGAGCAATGCTGGAATCGTACTCATCCGCAGCAATACCACGGGCAATCGAAAGATTGAGAGCTGTGATTTCTTTGAATCCGCACTCCAGAGAACACGCTTCCCTGATCGGAAGAGTATAGTCTTCTAGGAGAGGGAATCCAGATTCCAGCTTCCAAAAATCCGTTGAGCCCGTGTACTTCGTATTGGCCAACGCACCCAAAGACTGTGCCGAAGTAAGTTTCGGGGTAGCAAACGCAACATTGTCCGCTGCATCCCCAATCCTTATCTGGGCCAACCCGAGGGCTACTGCTTGAGGATTCTTGGTCAAGGGACCGGTTCTTGTTAAAGCCATATTAACCTCCTTCTTTACTCAGTGAAATTAAGTTACCCTTTTTCTGCACAGTCTTCTCGGAGGTCTCCGATTGCTCTTCAACAAATGTTCCAGGAAAGTAGTTTAGGACTTGCCAAGTTCCACACGACCGCCTGAGACACTTTATTTTCACATTCCCTTGAATATACATCTCAACAGGAATGAAGTTGTTACCATCCCCTTTCGGCTTTCCAAATACAAAATGCCAAACACCATTCTTTTTACGTTCAATAAGTTTCTTTCCACACTTCTTACAAACAACAAATGTGGAATCTACATTGCCGCTCCCCATCTCAACCTCACCGACAAAATCTTTATTTTGGTTTCGTCTTCGGTCATACTCATAGTGGGGGCATCCCAAACATCTTGTACCACCATAGATCCTATCTGGTTCCAAGGAATCTCAGATACATCATATAGTGGGATTCTCCTCATACCGTCGGTTTTTGTAGAATCCACCAAAAGATTCATAACCTCATCGGTAATTTGGGCTAGCTTCACCCCTTCCATATCTTGTCTTGACAAACAGTATACTTCAAAAAAATATTCTGCCAAGTCTTTTCTTCCAAACTCCCCAAAATCTACGTTGTACCATTGTTTAATAGCAGATTCCCCCTGTGATCTTACATCAGGACTGGCAAGCGAAGTATCGAAGGTTACCGCAGCCCCAAAGGCATCTACAAAATACTTCTTGAGAGAAGATTTTACGTTTGCTTCTTTAGATAGCGGATTAAGCACATTACCTCCAAGCTGTCAAAATAATTGATCTGCAAGACTTCACTTTTTCTTTAAAAGTCGGTGTATACTCCTCAAGAGTATTTCCAAACAATGGTCTTGGTGGTATATTACCAAATCCATACTCTAGAGCATAAGCATAGATTCTAGGATCTTTAGGTTTGGGTTTCTTCTTATCTCCGGCCATATTAACCTTCCCAAGTATGTAACTCTTTTCTCTTCACAGGTTCATGCCCAAAAGAAACCACTCTGGAATCCCCGTATCTTTTTTGAGAAGGAACATAATCTTTGGGATCAATATGCCTGACTTCACCGTGCTTGTAATCCTCAGTCTTGCCTTTGTACTCACCCAACACGGTTCTTTTCTTCTTTGTCTCTGTACCACCACCACCTATAGTAGATGCTCCGCCTGAACCTCCTTGATATTTTAACCCAACATACCATTCAACAAGTTCCGGAGTAGAAAGCACGTTCCAAGGCTTAATAGATTTCAACAGAGTACCCAAGAAATACCAAAACTGATCATCCCCTTCTTTGAATCGATTTAAGTATTTTTCACTATGAGCAACAAAACTATATTTTTGAGAAGTGATGGCATTTCTCAATTCATCAGAAAACTCTCTGGCACTCTCTTGAGGTATGCTCTGTACCAGACTGGCAACCACTTGACCCACTCTGTCTATAGCGGCAAGGACTCTATTCAAGTCAGATTTATTGACAACAATCTTAACCATCGTAAATTTCCCCGTCTACGACATTAACGTAAGGTCTTGTATCTTCCACCATCAGAGCAACTGCAACACCCGGATAGTTGTAATTCTCCACAGATTCCACTTTGTAATATTCCGTGGAAGAAACAAATACCCTATCCAAGGGTTTAAGTCCGTACCATTTGGGAAGATAACAGTCTATTCTCCAAAGCGGGACTTGTCCTACAATCTCCCCTTGCTCAACATTTGTTCCGTAGATTCTGTCTGTAAGAAGTCCGTAAACAGGAGGAGGGGAGAATACTTGCCAACCAGAAACCATATCATACGATGCTGGGTTTCTTACTTCGATTGGTCTTAGAAAACAAGCTGTGACAGGTAGATTGCAAAGATAGAGAACCACATTCCATTCTATCTTGCTGTTTTCAAACATCTCGGCAGTTTTGTTCATGGCCATATAATACTTGGCCGATTCTTCGATGAATATCACATCCCCTGTTTCAACTTGAGTATCATAGGGGAAAGTTGCATCCAGATGATGTTCACGGATAAAGGGCTTGGTAGCCTGAGCATTTATTTCATAGATAACTCTCTCGTTCTCTATCTCAGGTGTTCGGTTAACGATGGTAGCCAAACTCCCCAGCTCGGTATAGACTTCTTTAATGTCTTCCCCTAGCCCGTAAGCCATTACGCATCCTCCATAGGAGCAAAGTTCACATACTTATCATAATCATAGGTCTGATCTTTGCCATCAAACCTGTAAGTGAACCCAGCATCTATCTTAGTACCGAACATATGGAAGGAATCTATTCCGGTGAAGGCCCCTATGTCTGTAGCCATAGCTTCGGCAAACTCTTTGTCCATCTCTTCAATCAACTTGTAGAAATGGTCAAAGCGGTGTTGCAGATTGACTTGTTTATATTTGAATTTGTTGGCAGAGGCTATAAGCAGAAGGTAGATGGCATGTCTAGTGCCTCTCTTGATAGCCCACAAAACTTTGGTTGGGGTAGTCATAGGATAAGACCACCCCAACTCTTGTATTGTTTGATCACAAACAAGGGCATAGCCATCATCGGTGATTAGAGTGGATAATGAGGATAATTGAACCTGCAAAGCCTCAACCAGATCATCCGCATCCACAATCTCCGTTGACATACCCCCCTCCTGCTTATTTAGAAATTTTCTTTTTCTTTTTCTTTCCCAGCAGTTTTTTAACCTGCTTACCCAAACTCTCCGTCTCAGGTTTTTCTTCTTTGGGTTTCTCTTCTTCCACAACTGTGGCAGGAGCAGGTTCTGGCTCAGGTTCTGGTTCGGGAGCTGGTTTAGCAGCTTCCGGTTCCGGAGCCGACTCCGGCTCTTTAGGAGCCGGGGGAGGACTAGGGGAATCCTGAGAAATAACCTTAGCCGCTCCCCTACGAATCCTGCGAATAATAAATTCCGGCAAAGGACCATTCTCATCGGAGAAAATGGTCCCTGCCGAAATCACTCTGCCATCAGCTACCTTCAAGTTGACAAGCAGTTGTACCTTCATGTCTGATTGACCTCCCCTTGATGATTAGTATTCATCAAGATCAAAGGCGGTGATCTTGTAGGTAGTGTCGGGGTAGTACAGAACCGGAAGACCCTTGTCCTGCACTCTCAGCCACACGCCTTCAGGATCCCACTCGTCCTTGGTGTCGGCATAGAAGCCCCACCGTCGGGAATTACCGTACGGAGCTTCCATGAACTCGGCAATCTTGGCACCGTTCTGAACATCGGAGAACATGAAGAAGATGTTATCCGGGATGAACTTCTTCCGCATAACGACCTTGTCCTGTCCACCGACAAAAGAGTAGGACGGCTGCTGCCCGACAGTGATGGTGCCATTGACCTTATCAACTGCCGTAATGACCTCGTCCTCGAAGGTGTTGTACTCCTTCATGTTGTAGAAACGAGCCTTCCCACCCACCTCAAAGTCAGAAACATCATCAAGATAGATGGTCGTGCCACTCACCGTCTGTGTGAGCCACGCCTGAACCTCATAAATCTCATCGTAGAGGGTGAGATTCCCGACGCCAAGAAGGGTACCGATCACCTGAGCCGGCCTGCTGAAAAGATCCCCGTTTCCGAAAGCACTCTTCTCCAGCAGAGCCTGGATGGTGGTATCGAACATCAGGACTTTCAGCATCTGGGAATTCATCATGCAATGATTGGGAACAACCATTGCATCATCGGCCAGAAGCTGTTTCGCATCGAAAATGTCTTCGATGGCATTCCTGGAAGCACCATCCTTCCAATTACGGTCATCATCCAAAGTCACCATGTGACTTGAAGGAATACCGTAGCTAACGGAGAATTTCGTCCCGCCAGCCATGGTGTAAGACAAGCTGCCACCAAGCAGCATGTTACACACCATCCACTCACGCCGACGATCTACTCTCCAACGAAGTTTCTGGGCACCTCTAGCCAGGTGACGCTCTGCCTTCATGTAGGTAGCAGTCGTACCGGGCTCTCTGAGGTTGTTAAGAAACTCCTCATCAAAGTACATCTTTTCTTTCCAGAACGCAGCCTTAGCCGATGCTCCCCCGATACCGTCGATTCCAATAGCAGGGGCCACAGAGCCGGGGGCCACGAACGGAGTCATTCCACCGGAACCATATTCAATCTCCCACTCGATTGTATCCGAGTCGTACTGAGCAACCGGAAACAAGTTGGTGAAGAAATTGCTCGGCGGCCTGACGAACTTAGAGATCAGCTTATTCAAAGTGATAAGCTGAAGTGCCGGGATACCTTGCGAACCTTTCATTCTTTCACCCCCTTATTTCAAAATGAAGAAACGACCGTCAACCGAACCCAGAGCCGTAATGGCCGCTGCGGTAAGATTGATCATGTTGTTCTTGTAAAGAATGGCATTCGATACCACCACCGAAGTGAGGGCTCCCAACGCCAGACTCCCGTAGCCAGTGTCCACATCTTTGTCAAGAATGTACGCAGCCGCAGTGTAAGGATCAACCTCACTCGTCTGGACATAAGCATACGATTTCTTGGCAACCGTGAAATTGGTGTGGGAGAAAGCTGTCGTTGTAATATCCGCGTAAAGAGTTGAAGTAGTTACATCAATTTCCGTGATTGCCGCTGCCTTAACAGGCCCCTCATCGGAATCATTGTCCAAATAAAGATCGTCACCGACCTTAAATTTGTACGCATCATCCAGAGAGACAAAGATGTGGCCAGAAGTACAATCAAGGACAACCGGTGCAACACCGATGGCCGAATCTGCCCCCAATACAACGCTTGTGCTGATGGGTACATACGGGACAAGATTACCAACTCCTCCCGCATCGGAACAGTTCACAGCCATAACCGTCCCAGCCTTCAGATAACCGTACCCCGCCTGGATCGTCTTGTCGAAGATCAAAGCAATGTCCCTTACCGAATGGAACAAAGGTTTGATCCCCGGCTGTTCGGCGTAGCGGTTCATCTGGGGAATGCTGCTCCGAATACCTGTTAAACTCATAGTCCAACCTCCTTCTTGGGTTTTCTTGTTATTTTTTATCCGTCTGACCGACATAATTCAGCATTCGATCTACCAACTTGTCGGAATCAACTTCTTCCTCTTCCTTCTTGGTAGAACTCATGCCGAGGATGGATTGAGTACCTTCCCCTTCAATTACCCAATCCTTCAGCTCGGTCTCGATTGCCGCCGAAAAAGCCGATACATCAAGCTGGTCATCCTTGATAAAGGCCTCATGATCCAACTGCTTGCGAATCTTGGGACGCAGCCTTTCAGGAATGTTGGCTTTCTGCATGGCTTCGGAAAAAACAGCCTCGGCCGACGCTTTGATCCCCTGCTCCTTACGAATGGTAGCCTCTTTCTCAAGGGCTGTCACCCGTTCGGAAACAGTCTTGTTGTCGGCAGTAAGCTGTGTTTTCTCGGCGGTCAGCTCCGTAATCTTTGCCGTCATGCTCTTCTTTTCCTCAGCAAAAGAGGCTTCTGCTTCGGCCTTCCCCAGAGCAATGACTTGGGCATAGACTTCGGGGTGTTCTGCCTTCAGTTTCTCCACATCCATACTGTCCTCCTCTTGTTCCTTAAATTTTTGACTTTCTACTTCCAGCTCCACGTCTTCGTCTTCGGCCATGGCTGCCGACTTAGTGTTCGCATCGGCACCGAAGGTGACAATGGAACACTCTCTCAAAACTGACTTTCGCCAGACTGTGCCCGGACCTTTCATCTTGTAACCGTTTACTTCAACTTCTTCGTTTTCCATCAATCGTTGAATCTTGGTAGGACGAGCGTAAATGGAAGCCTCGTAAGGAAAACCTTGATCTGACAACTTGATAAATTCTTCGGCGTAAGGAGTTTCTACAAAACTGGTTTTCTTGGGAACGATTTGGAAATTGTCATCAACAACAAAGGTTCCAAAGCCTATCTTTCTGTCTGTCCGGTGATCTTCCAAAATTGGAATCTCCGGCTTTGACATCTTCATTCCCGATGTGTCGATTGCCAAATCCCCCCAATACCAATGATCCTTGATGACCT